CTACATTCTTCGCGCGCCCAGCGCCGTCGCCCGCGCCAGCATCCGCGCGATCTGCGCCTCGGACCGCAGCAGGCCCTGCGCCCCGCCGTCCACGCTGACATTGACCGTCACACCCGCCCCGCCGCCCGGCGCCTCGATGCTGCCCGCGCCCGCCGGTCGAAACACCTCCGGCCCGCGCTCGCCGACCAGATAGGCCCCGCCGCCCAGCACCGGCCCGCCCTCGGCTCGCGCCCCGCCGAAGCTGTTCATCACCGCCGAGAGCGCGTCCGACAACCCGCCGCCGCCCGCGTCAGCGACCGCGTCAGGCTTTCCCCCGCCCGCCCGAAGGCCTCTTCGATCGAGGCCGCCGCCCGCTCCGCCGGCTCCCGCAGCGCCTCGAGCGCCGCGGCCGCCTCCGCCGCCTTCAGCGGCACGGCGTCGATCCCGTCCGGCCTGAAACTGTCCGTCATTCCATCATCCTTTCTCCCTCCCCTTCATGGGGAGGGTGGTCGACGCGCAGCGGAGACCGGGTGGGGAGGGCCAGGCGATCCTGGGGTGCAGCGCCTGACTTGCCTCGCCGCCCCCACCCCCCATGAAGGGGAGGGAGAGGTCACGCCTCATCCGGCCACATCTCCCTCATCCGCTCCAGCTCGCCGCGCCCCAGCGGCGCCGCCTGAACCGGCCCCGCCGTCAGCATCCGCCATTCCTTCAGCGACAGCCGCCAGAAGCCCTCCGGCGCCACGCCCATCCGCGCCGCCGCCTGCATCATCTCGCTCCAGGGCATCATCACGCGGCCGCCGCAAACGCCTTCGCCACCGCCTCGGCCGCCTCACGCGGATCAACGAAGGCGCTCGCCAGCCCGTCCGCCAGCGCGCCCTCGCCCCCGCCGCGCAGCAGAGCCGCCAGCACCACCATCAGATCCCGCGCCGACAGCGCCTTCATCCGCTCGGCCAGCGCCGCCATCCCGGCCACGCCCAGCCCCGTCTCGATTTCAGCCAAGGCCCCCAGCGTCAGACACAGCCTCCGCTCCGCCCCCGCCAGCACCGCCGTCGCCTCGCCTCGCGCGCCGTTCGCTGAAACCATTGCACTTCCGATCCGACGCGATAGCCTCGCGCCATGTTGAAACTTCAGACCGACTTCAACGCGCTATCGGACAGCGATCAGGCATGGGGTCTGTGGCTCGATGGCCAGCGCTTCGAACCCATCGCTGATTCAGTCGGTGCGAAAGTCGGCGATCGCGTTGTTATTCTCGAGCCAGAGGACTTCGAGGTTGAGGGCGAACTTGGCTTTGGCCTCGTTGATCCACCCTGCCGAAGCGACACCGAAATGTGGTTCGTCAAAGTCGACTGGACCACCCTCCGACGCTTCTAGAGTGCGCCGAACGTCACTTCGCCCGCGCTCGCCAGGCTCAGCGCAAAGCTCGCCTCGCCCTCGTGCTCGCCGGCGTATTCCAGCGCCGCCACGATGAAGGCTCCCTCCAGCACGCCGAAGTCCGGCACGATCAGCCGCCACCGCTTCGCCGCCTGCTCAAAGAAGGCCTCGCGGATCAGGGCGTCGGACGCCGCATCGCGGAATATCCCCTGCCCCGACACCGCCGCCGACTTCACCCCGGCCCCCGCCAGCAGTTCCCGCCACCGCCCAGCGCTGTCGCCGTCGGTGGCGTCCACCGTCTTGGCGTTCAGCGAAATCGTCCGCGCCCGCAGGCCCGCCACCGTCGTAAAGACGCCCGCCGCGCCCTCGATCTTCAGCAAGATGTCCTTGCCGCGTTGCGCCGTCATGCCTTCAATCCTCCCTTGGCGCGCAGCGACGGGGGAGGGGGACCGCGTAGCGGTGGAGGGGGCGAACCCCACGCACTGCCCGCTTCCGCCCCCTCCACCATGCTGCGCATGGTCCCCCTCCCCCGCTTCGCAGGGGAGGATCAATTCTCAGATCTCTTCCGTCACGGCCCGCAGCCGCATCACCGCCCAGGCTCGCTTCAGGTCCGCGCTGCGGAACACATCGGTAAAGGTCACGCCCAGGCTGACCGCCTTCACCCCGTCGGCCTCCAGCAACGCATCCGCGACCCGCGCCCGCACCGCCGCCGCCACCGCCCGCGCCTCCTCCATGCCGGCGAAACGACTGGCGCAGGTCAAGGTCAGCCTATGCTCGACCCCGCCGCCGTCCGCGTTCAGCCCCCGGCTCTCGCCCTTGCCGATCAGCAGATGCGGAAAGGCCGCCCCCTCCGGCGGCTGGTCCCAGACCCGCACCGGATCGCCCAGCAGCGCCTGCAAGGCCCCGTCGCCCCTCAACCACGCGATCAGCGCCTTGACCAGCGCCCCCTCATGATCCCTCATCGCGCCCGCTCCAGGTTCAGCCTTGCCCGCCCGGCCGCCTTGGGATCAGCCTCGATCCCGACCACGCCCCAGTCGGCCCCGCCGAACCGCACCACCAGCCCCTCCTCCAGCCGCGGATCGGCCCTCACGCTTGCGCTCAGTGTCTCCACGCCCCGCGTCACGCCGCCCTCCGTCCGCTCACGCCGACGCCGCGCCCCCAGGCTCAGCCACAACGACCCCACCGGCTCATAGCTGACCACCCGCCCGCCATAGGGCGTCTCCGCCTCCACCGCCCGCACCAGGCTCGCGACAATCTTCACAGCCGCACCACGCGATAGGGCGCAATCCACCCCTCGACCGGCGCCGCCGACATCTCGCCCTCGCCGCGCTCATAGGCCCGCAGCACCAGCATCAGCACCGCCAGCCGCAGCGGCGCCGCCGAGGTCGAGGTCAGCGTCAGCCCCACCTCCCCCTCCACCCGCGCCCTCGCCGCGTCGATCAGGGTCTGGATCAGCCCGTCCTCCGCCTCATGCTCGACGCGCAGGAACAGCTTCGCCTCCGTGAGGCTCACGGGTGCGGTCATGTGAAATCTCCAATGTTCGGACGCCGCCCCTTTCCTCCCCATGGAATGGGGAGGGGGACCACGAAGTGGTGGAGGGGGCGACGCCGCCGTCGCCCGTCGAGCCGCCCCCTCCGTCACGTCGCTATCGCGACGCGCCACCTCCCCATCGCTCCGCGACAGGGAGGAAAATCATCAGCTCGCCGCGAACTTCATCAGCTTGATCGCGTCGAAATTCTGCACCCCGCCGCCGACGCGCTTGGTCGTGTAGAACAGCACATAGGGCTTGGCCGAATAGGGATCGCGCAGCACCCGCACCCCCGCGCGATCCACGATCAGATAGCCCCGCGAGAAGTCGCCGAACGCGATCGACAGGCTGTTGGCCGCCACGTCCGGCATGGTCTCGATCTCGGTGACCGGATAGCCCAGCAAGCTGGCCGTCTCGCCCGGCCGCGTCGCCGGCGACCAGACATAGTTGCCGTCCGCGTCCTTGAACTTGCGCACCAACGAGACCGTGCGGCGGTTCATCACAAAGCGCCCGTTCGGTCGATACTGGGCCTTGGGCGCATAGATCAGGTCGATCAGCTTATCGACCGGGCTGGCGCTGGCGAAGGCGCCCGCCGCACCCGAGGCCACCGTGCCGATCTGGCCCCAGGTCTGGGTGCCTTCCGTCGCCGTCGCATAGGCCAGGAAGCCCTTGGGCTTGTTCACCCCGTCGCCGTTGACGAAGGCCGCCGTCTCCTGCGCCGCAAAGGCGTCCTCGACCTCGGCCGCCAGCCATTCGTCCAGGTCGATCAGGGCGTCGTCCAGTAGGCTCTGCGTCGCCGCCGGACAGGCGTAGAGATCAGCCGAGGCGAACTCCAGCAGCGCCAGCGTCGCCGGGTCCGTCTCCGGCCGCGCCGCCGTCTCGGCCACCCAGCCCGCCGTCACCCCCGCCGTCGACACCGGCTTGCGGAACACGCCCGAACCGACCGTGCGCACCGTGGCGATCTCGCGCATCGGGCTGCCCGCCATCAGGCGACGCTCGATGGCCCGCTCCGTCTCCGGCGGCACGACATAGCCCGCCGAGTTCGACGCCGACGACAGCCCCGCCTTCAGCTCCAGGCCATGCGAGGCGCCCGACTTCATATAGCCGTCCCAGGCCGCCTTGGCCTCCGGCGCCGCCACGACGGCGGGCGCCTCAAGGCCCAACATCGGACGACGGCTCTCGCTCAGCGCGCGATCCAGACGCGCCTGCGCCCCCGCCACCGCCTGATCGATGCGCGCCACCTTCTCCTCCAGCAGCACGTCGGCCGAGGCCTTCTTCTCGATCTCGTCCAGCCGGGCGTCATTGGCCCCTTTGAACGCCTCGAACGCCGCCATCATCTCATGCATGGCGGCGCGCGCCTCGGGCGTGCCCGATGCGGTCTTGGTCTCTTTCATGAAGTCTCCAGTTGAGATACCGCTGGTTGCGGCTACGGTCGGAACAAAGTCCCGAACTGCTTTCGGCGGACGACAGAGAATTGGGCGTCCCGATGGACAAGTTTGATCGCAAACCCGCTTGGAAGACGCGCTACCGAAACTATCTTCTCGCCGGCGTTGGAATGGTCCTGCTTCTGGCCGGATACGTCGCCATGGCGCGCTTCGCCGACACGGCCTTCTACATTTGGGGCCTTAGCCTCTACCTCGCCGTCATGGTCCTCGGCGGTTTTGGAATAGGCCTCTTCAAAGCCTTCAAGACCTATCGCGAATGGATTCAAAAGCTCGCCTTGCAGCCGATCCAGGGTCCCGGATTCACCCCTCTCGAACTCGCCGCGCTTGAAGAGTTTCGCCGTCAGTCACCCCAGTCCACGACGGCGCTGCACGCCTTTTTGACCTCCGCTGAGGTGACGTCGCGCTTCAACACCGGGAACGGCTGCATCACGGCGATCCAGTCAGGAAGGCCCCATCCTCTTGTCGGCGCCGATTCGATTATCGCCTGGTTTGAGGTCGCTGGCGTCACGGCCCCGGTCGGCTGCCGCTTCTGGACCGACGATGCTCAGGTGGTGGATTTGATGGAGTTTTTCACCGGCGGCCAGAACACCCACGGCCTCGACTGGGCCGCCGTCTCGTTCGAAAGCACAGAAACAGGCTTCACCGCCCCCCCAGTCATTCGCCCAATCGCGACAGCACCTGATCCAGCCTATGCCAAGGTCTTGGAAAGCATGGAGCCATGACTCCGATCTTCACCCCGCTCGAACGCGCCGTCCTAGACGCCCTGGCCTGGGAGTTGCGCGACGCCGCCCCCGACCTCGCCGGTCAGGTCGAGGCGAGCCTGCCGGGCCTGCGCCGCAACACGGGCGGCGGCCTGCTGACCGAGTTGATCGTGGATCGCGGTCGTCCCGCGCCCGACGCCGACGCAACCGGCCTGTTCGGCACGGTCCACGCGGTGATCGACGGCCTTTCCGATCCCGTCGCCTTTCAGGTCGAACTGCGTCAGGGCCGCCTCATCGCCCTGCACGGCTTCAGCTATGATCAGGACACCCGCGCCGTCGACTTTGCGACCGTCCCCTTCGAGGAGGTCTTCCTGATCGACGAAGCCGGCGAATCCGTTCTGTTCGAGCCGGCCAAGACCCTCCCGGCCAGCCCGCTGCTCGAACTGCAAACGCCGCCGCCCGACGGCTTCGGTTTCGGCCCCAACGGCGCCCTCCTCGGCCCCGGCCGTCCGCCCGCCGACACCTCGCCAGGCTCCGACATCACCGCCGCCCTGAACCTGCCGCCGCGCGTCAAGCTGGCGACTGGCGTCGGTTACGGAATCTTCGGCCTCATCATCATCCTGTCGGTGCTCACGCCCGTCCTCCGCGACCATTTCGGCCTCAACTGGCTGCGCCTGCCCTTCGGCTTCATCTTCATCGCCCTGGTCATCAGCGGCGTCCTGACCCGGCTGCCGAAAGCGCCCCCGGCATGACCCGTTCCTGGCTGGACGCCGTCGAACGCTCCTGGAAGCTCAAGTTGGCCTGGCTGTGCATACCCTTCCTCCCCATCACCGCCCTCGCGGTGAGCAAACATGTAGAGACCGACTCTGGCCTTATCGCAGCCCTGGCCGCCATCGTGGTGTTGGGGGGCGCGGCGCTGCCCTTCCTCGTCGGTCTGCTGACCCAGCCAGCCAAGAAGGCCCGTCGTCGCGCTCTGTCGCCGCTGCAGCGCATGCAGATGTCCGAAGAAGCCGACGCCGCCACCGTCAGCGACGCGCTCGGCATCGCCGCAAAGACGCCCGTCGCTACCCTTCCCGACGCGCTTCAGGCCGCCATCGCCCATTTCGGCGCCCCGCTCCCGCGCCTGCTTGAGCCCCTCATCACGGCTCTCGGCCTTCTGATCTCGGTCGCCCTGATGGCCCTGGCCTTCCTGCGCGACCCTCACGGCCTCCTGACCCGTTGGACCGGCCTGACCCTGCCTCTCGACTACTGGCCCGCCTATGGCCTGGTGCTGACAGCGGCCTTGCTCATGACTCTGTGGCATTGGCTGCGTCAGATGCACGACCACTATGTCGCCGAGGCCAAACCCACCGGCCGCCGCCCCTTCCCGGCGCTGCGGTCATGAGTTCGACCCCGATGCTCAGCAGCACCACCCAACGGCTTGTCTTCCTGGCGACCCTCGCCGCGGCCGCCGTGTTGAGCGCGACCAACGCCTTGGCTCAAGATGCGGACTGCTACGACGCCGAAGTCTCGGCCCGCATCGTTTCGCAAACACCGACCGTGATGGGCCACTGCGACGACTGCATCATCATCAGTTGGCCCTGGATCGTCGATCTGGATGTTCGCCGCATTTATTCCGGCGACCTTCGCCGTGGACGGCTGACAGTCCTCGCCGTTCTGCACAACGATTTCCGCCGCGATCTCGGCGCTCGTCGCTGGAAGCTGCGCCGCAACAACCAAGGCGGTTTCAACCTCCTCCGCAATGCAGAAGAGGTCACGGCCCGATGCGCCAACGACGCGGCGCCCGCCACGGCCTACATCACCCCGCCCGATGGCCAGACCCTCGAGGACCTCCGCCGGGAAGGCCGCGCCCACTATGGCCGCGACAACTGAAACCGCGCGCCCGGCAGCATCGGAAACGTCACCAGCGACACCTCCCACAGCTCCACCGCGCTCAGCACCCTTAAGCGCCCATCCCGCCGCGCCTTCGCCGCGCGAAAGCCGATCGACAGCCCGTCCAGCGCCCCCGCCCGCGTCAAGGCCTGGGCGTAGCGCGCCTCGCCCGACCAGTCGTGGATGCGCCCGCGCACCCGCAAGCCGCGCTCGTCCTCGACCATCTCGTCCCAGACCCCGACCACCGCCCGGCTCTCGTGTTGGTGCAGCATCCGCACCCCGCCCGCGCCGGTCTTCGCCAGACTGTCGGCAAAGGCCCCGCGCGCCACGACATCCCCGTTCAGGTCGGCTGCGCCCCACAGCGAGGCGTAGCCTTCGATGACGACCACACCCTTCTCCCTCCCCTGCATGGGGAGGGAGGCCGAGCCGTCAGGCGCGGCCGGGTGGGGGCGCTTCGATAGATCAGACGCCATCACTTCTCCTCCAGCCGCCGCTCGATGCGATCCACCGTCGCCCGCACCGCCTCGCCCTGGGCCTCCACCCGCGCCAGCCGCTCGGCGACCAGCCTCTGCTCGCCGACCCTCTGCTCCAGCGTCGCGATCCGCGCCGCCGCGCCGCCGGCCCAGACCAGGCCGCCGATGGTCTGCACCAGCAGGGCCGCGATCAGGGCGACCGGGACCTTCTTCAAATCCGACATTCTTTCCTCCCCATTTCATGGGGAGGGGGACCGCGTAGCGGTGGAGGGGGCGACACCGCCCTCTCCCGTCGAGACGCCCCCTCCGTCACGCCGCTGACGCGGCGCGCCACCTCCCCATCGCTGCGCGATAGGGAGGAAAGGCTACGCCCCCACGCCCGCCATCCGACGCCGCTCCTCATCCGTCAGGAAGCTCGCCGCATTCAGCCTTGCCCACAAAGCATCCCGCTCGACCTGCAGGGCCGGAACCGCATCCAGATCCGGCTCGATCCGGCAGTCCGCAAACCGCCCGCCCAGCCAGCCCGTCATCGCCCCCGCCGCCTTCCGCACCAGCGGGATCACCGTCCCGCGCCAGAAGGCGGCGTTGGCTTCGCGATAGTTGGCGTAGGTCGCGTCGCCGGGAATCCCCAGCAACTGCGGCGGCACGCCGAACGCCAGGGCGATCTCCCGCGCCGCCGCGTGCTTGCCGGCGATGAAGTCCATGTCGTGCGGCGTCAGGCTCATCGGCTTCCAGTCCAGCCCGCCTTCCAGCAGCAGCGGCCGCCCGGCGTTCCTCGCCCCCGCATGGGCCTCGCCCAGCTCGGCCTTCAGCGCCTCGAACTGCTCACCCGTCAGCCGCTCGCCGTCCTTGGCGCCGTAAACCAGCGCGCCCGACGGCCTGGCCGCATTGTCCAGCAGCGCCTTGTTCCAGGCCCCCGACGCATTGTGCACGTCGATGGCGAAGGCCGCCGCCTCCAGCGGTGAAAAGCCGTAGTGATCATCCGTCGGATGAAACAGCTTCAGATGCATGACCGGCGACCAGCCGTCCCCATGCCGGCCGATCCGCACGGCCTGACCGCCGACCGCATATTCGTAAGCCTCGGGCCACCCCGCGCGGCCCGGAACCACCTTCACCCGGTCGGGCCGCAGCGCCCACAACTCATCAGGAACACCGTCGCCATCGGCGTCGCCCGACGCCTCGACATAGGCGTTGCCCGCCGTCTGCAAGGCGCCGTAGAGCGCCTCCATCAACTCCCCGCCCGACTGCTCGGGATTGGGCTTGGCCAGCAGCCGCGCCAGGGGATGCTCGGTCGTCCGCACCCCGCCGACCATGACCATTAAGGGCGTCGAGGCCGCCGCCTCCGCGATCATCCGCACGCAGCGATAGGCCACGGCGTTCTTCGCAAACCCCTCCTCGGCCAGATGCGCATAGTCCCGCGGCGTCCACCGCGCCCGGCCCGCCCCGGTCAAGGCGATCAACGGCCCCACCCGGCTGTCCTTGGTCTCAGGCGCAGCCATGCGCCGCCGACCAAACGGTCGTCGCCAATCCATGTGGTTCTCCAT